ATATAATATTATGGAAATTACAATCCCTACAAAGTGGTCAGATGTTACAATAGGTAACTATATAAACTTAAGACCAGTATTAAACTCTGACTTACAACCTATAGAAAGAGTAGTCAACATCTTAGCAGTCTTAACAGGACAAAAAAGAGATGTAATAAAGAATATTAGTTTAGACCAGTTTAAGTCCATTAAAAAGAAAATGAGTTTCTTAGAGACTGAATTACCTAATAAACTAAAAGACAAAAGATTTAAGATTGGTGGTCAATGGTATGAATTTAAAGTAGATGCTAGAAAGTTATTATTTGGCGAATATATAAACAGTATGGAAATACTACAAAACGCTAAAGATGACCAGGAGGCTATATTCAATAACTTACATCATATATTAACTACAATATGTAGACCAGTTAAGAAAACTATATTTGGATGGAAACATATAAAAGTAGATGGTGAGATACTTAGAAAGACCGCAGATAATTTTTTAAACAATATGCCAATTACTATAGCTTATCCAATCGGTGTTTTTTTTTACAGTCACTCGGAGGATTTAACAAAAGCTATAAAAACCTCTTTGATGGACCAAGCAAAAAAGATGACGAGGGAAGCCAAAAAGGAACTGGATTTACTGAGAGATGGGGATGGTGGAGTACATTAGATAATTTGACTAATAGTAGAATAGACAAGTGGGATGAGATACTTAATTGGGACATAACTAAGGCACTAAATATAGTTTCTTATTATAGTGATAAACAAAAAATGGAGCAACAGGCACAAAGAGAAATGAAGCAAAAGTATAAACATAGATAATGGCTGAGCAGTTAGACATATTCGGTTTTGATACTGACCAACTAGAAGAGGTCAAAGTAGACAATCCAACTACATTAAGTGAGGTGTTTAATAACATTGCTGCGGATATGGTTTACTGTCTTAAACAATCTGTTCAAAAAGAGGGTTTAGTGTATAAAGGAAAATTACACGATTCTATAAGGATGCCTGTTAAAATGTTTGGTTTTAAAATGATTGCGACATTATTCTTAGCTGACTACTATGACTACCTTAATAAAGGTGTTAAAGGTATTGGAGGCACTAGAAAGAGTGGAGATAAGAAAGGTCAGGGATGGGTTATTAAAGCACCTAATAGTCCTTACCAATTTAAGAAAGGTCCAAGCGTTAGCCATATAAAAGCCTGGTCTAAAAGTAAAGGACTTAATGAATATGCTGTAAGAAGTTCTATAGCACATACTGGTATTAAACCAAGATTCTTTTTTGATAATTGTATGCAACAGACTTTTTATGGTGAGGCTTTTAATAGGTTTAAAACAGATATTAGAATTGTGTCTGGTGAAAGAATAGCAAAAGGAATAAAAGAAATATTAAAGAAATGAGTTTAGAAATTAAATACTTACCGCAACAATATAGAACAGTTTACAATCCAGTTGAAATAGTAATGTTAGAAACAAACTCAACAACTAGGGGTTATGTTGGTTTTGCTTATTTAATTGATGTTAAAGACGGTGGAAACTTACTAGGACGTCTAAGAGTGCCGCCTACTCAAAGTACTGGGTTTGGTAGGTTTGATATGTCAGGCGTAATGAAATCATATATGTCAAGTGATTTAGGTTTGTTAAATGGAATTAGTATAGAGTCAATGTTTGACAATACAAATTCTTATAAAGATTTATCTTTACAATTTGGATGGATTCATTATAATGGTGGCACAGCTACAATTAGTATGAACCAAACAGTTACATTTCCAGATTCAACAACTGCAAATTCTTATAACTTATTAACTTTTAATGGTAGCTTACCAAACTATAGAAGAGATGTTGTTAATTTTTATGATTGGCAAAATACAAACTATTATTTAAAATATACTAATAATATATTAACAAACTCACCTCCAGGAACAGCTGTTAATAATCAATATAATCAAAAAGTTAGAATTACAGATGAGGGTTATATATATTTATTATATGACTTTTCAGACACTACTTCTTTATTAGGTTTTACAGTTAAAGAATATAGAGAAAATGGAAATCTAATAAGCACTACAAGTTTTAATACTCCAGCATTAAACACGTTTAACCATATTAGAATACCTTGTTCACCAACTACATTAAATAAAATAAATAGTAATAGAGTAAGTAGTGGAAGTCTACCAGCTGTAAGTTCAAATGCAACTTCTTATACTATAAACCTAAGAACTGAAACCTCAACAGGCTCAGAAATATTCCATTTTAATATAGATACTGAATGCAGATATGAAACAAGGCGAATAGAGTTTTTAAATAGTTTAGGCGGTTTTGACTATTTTAACTTTACAAAAGTATCTAAACATAGTGAAGAAATAGAAAGAAAGTTTTTTCAAACTACTGCTAATGATTTAACCTCAACAGGCTCTATAAACTATTCTATAAGTAATAGAGAGAAAGTACAATACTATACTAAGTCAAGTCCTAAAATGAAATTAACGTCTGACTGGATTGATAGTAAGACATATAATTGGTTATTAGAATTAATAGAAAGTCCTGAGATTTATTTATTAAATAGTTATGCTTTGCCTGGTGAAGATTCAATTAATTTAAGACGTATTCCAATTAAAAACATAAATGGAAATTGGGAAGAAAAGTTAGATAGCGTAGACAAGTTATTTAACTTAGAAATAGATTTAGAGTTTAGTATGGATAATTTTAGACAATCATTTTAATGAAAGAGAAAGAGACAGAATTTGAAAAGATGTTAAGGAACTTAGAAAGTAAGCCAGTTCCTGAAAGGACTTGCAATATAGATGATGAAACGTGTGAAAGCTGTAGCGGATAATGGTTAAAGAAGAATTATATATAGGCGGTTATGTAGTTGAGTTGTTAGGGTCTTTAAATCCTAATTTAACTTTTAATATTGCTGACGTTTCTAAGCCAGATAGTAGAAACGCTGACCACTCTAAAACAATAGAGTTACCAGCTAGTAAACTTATTAATCAAATCTTTGAACATATATTCGAGTTAAGTAGTGACCTACAAACATTTAATCCTAATCTAAAGACGGATGTAATATACTTAGTAGATGGTGAGATTCAAATAGATGGATATTTACAATTAAAATCTATTAAAGATGTAAAAGGTCAAATAAGTTATAACTGTATTATTATAGGTAGAGTAGGGAACTTTATAGCAGATATGCAAAACGCTGAGTTAACGGACTTAGACTTAAGCTCACTAAACCACGTTTGGAATAAAGCTAACCAATCCGCCACCTGGAATTTACCTTTAACTACTGACTATGTTTATCCAATGATTAACTATAATATTAATTATGGAACTCTAAACTCTGGAACTGAAAACTGGACAGTAACTTCATTATTTCCAGCGGTTAAAGCTAAGAAATATTTAGATTTAATTTTTGAGTCTATCGGTTATACATATACTTCAACTTTTTTAACTAGTGATTTTTTTAATAGTTTAATAATTCCTTTTAGTTCGGGTGATTTTAAGTTTACTGAAACGGAGGTATTAAGTAGATTATTTGAAGTTAATGACCCTGAAATATTATCAACTGGTAATGACTATATAAATGTTACTAATACCGTTGGTGACTTTTTTGATTCTGTTAATAATTTAACTACAGAGTTTATAAACTTTAATAATGAAGTTAATGACCCATCTAACTTATATAATAATACAACTGGAGTCTATGAAGTAACAGCAAATAAAACTGGTAGATATAATATAGAAGCTATGTTACAATTACAAGGCGAGTTCACCGCCCCTAATGTAACTGGTGTATGGACTTGTCAAAGTGCTATAGCTGGTCTATTAATGGTTAATAGGTATGATTCAAACAATAATTATACTGGTACTTTCGATTCTATTAATTTTGGTGTAACAGCTACTGGAACAGCTTCTGCTGGTCAAAAGTTAACAACTGACGCCAATCCAACAAGTCCGACAATAGAATATTTTTATTATAGGAATTTTATGTCTTATATACAATCTAGGTTTGAATTAGGAAATGGATTATTTGATTTAAACACAAACTCAACATCTAATAAATTTTATGTAAACGGAAATAATGTTTTTTTAAATGCTGGAGATAAGGTCAAAGTTGAACTAAGGTATAATTTATTTCTTTTGTATAGACCAACCTCATCTTTAAGTCCAGTTAATGGACGTCCTTTAGGTCAGTGGCAATATGCAAACAGTTGGTCTAACTTACAAACTGCATATAAATTAAATATACTAAGTGGATATTTAAAAAATACAGTTGTTAATAGTGGCTTAATTGAGGGA